CGCTGACGGAAAAAAAATCGAATACGACCATACAGATAAAAAAGCATATGAAAAATACAACCCTGTAAAAAGAGAAGACCCAAATACTGGTGAAGTAATATTTACAAATCAGGATGGAGATATCCGATATCATGTGCTTACTCGTAGACAACAAAGTACTAAGATGGCGGAAACTGATGATGCCTACTCTTTAGTCTCTAAAGCCCGACACCCAATGGAACTCATATATGCGGATTATGCTAATGACATGAAAGCGCTAGGGAATAAGGCGAGATTAGCAATGGCTAATACTGGAAAAATTCAAGTATCCGCTTCAGCAAAAGCTATTTATAGAGATGAAGTTAAATCTTTAATGGAAAGGTTAGATAATTCTGATCTTAACAAAATCAAAGAAAGAACCGCTCAAAGATTAGCAAACGCTGAAATCAAAGAGAAGAAAAAAGAGTATTACGAAAAGAATGGTGAAGAGCTTAAAGGTGATGCTTTACGTAAACTTAGTCAGCAGGCTTTAAATAAGTATAGACAACAAGTTGGCTCTATCTCTAGACGAGAACGTAATATTGAGATTAGTGATCGAGAATGGGAAGCGATACA